AAAGAAACAATTGAAAGTGAAGGTAAAATCAAGGGTCTTATTACTGACCCTAAAATAACTATTAATAATAAGGGCGTCAATAAATATGATATTAGGTCTTACCATAGATTTATTATTTCAACTAATAATGAAGAGCCCGTAAATACAAGTAATGATGATAGAAGAAAATTTATTATTCGTTGTAGTGATGAGCTCATTGGTAATAAAGAGTATTTCAATACATTTTATGAATATCTTGATGATGTAAATGTTATTAAAACTTGTTTTGAGTATTTTAAATCTATTCCTAATATGGAATTATTTAATAAATTGGAATTACCAAAGACCGAATACCAGCAACAATTGCAACAATTATCTATCTCACCAATTGAAAACTGGCTTAAACAATTTACTTATGATAACGAAATCAAAGAATTTGTTGAATTAAAATCAGAAACAATAATGGAACTATTTAATGAATGGAAATTAACGAATGAAGTTGAATACTCTTGTAATAGTTTGAAATTTATGGTTCGTATGGGTCGTTTAAATATTACTGGAGTTGAAAAACATAGAACGAATATTTGTATGAAAACTAGGTTTGATATTCCATTAATGAAAAAACATTTTGGTATTGGTTGCTTACTATAAATAAATAATATTTACTTTAAATAAATATTATTAAGGGGTGTGTAGGGTATGTAGGGTGTGTAGGGTGTATAGTGTTTTTTAACTCGGCGTATATAAATAGTCGTTATGGGACACTTTGGTTGAAATTATTTCACTCTATTGTCCCAAAATACCTTTTATATATTGCTATATTCTATTTCAACCATACACCTATACACTTTTAATAAATATAGAGAGGAATATATATAGGATAAGACCATATTACCATATAGAAATTAACAAATGTGTAGGTGTATAGTAGTTTTGAGGACCATTCACATATGTATAGTTACTATACACTTTTTGGAGAACAATTCACTCTCTTCCCACTTTTTGAGAAACATAGAACGAATATATATATTATTTTTTTTTCCCTACTTAAAGAACGAGATTACTTGGTTCGTTAGCAGGGTTTCATTAGAGGCAGGGTTTCATTAGAGGCACCCTATTATATATTAAAAACAGTGGAAATCAATATCCCACTGTTTTTAATTTCCCACTGTTTTTTTTTTAATTTTTAATTTATTTACCATATATACCTTACCATTTATCATATATAATTTTAATTATTTTTAAAAAGTGGGAAAAAGAGTGGGAAGTGGGAAATATATTCATATTTTAAAATTCTATAGAATTTTTCCCCAATTATAGAAATTTAGTTTATATAATACGTATAAACCTTGGTTCCACTTACCACTTTCCCTCTTTTCCCTCTTTTCCCACTCTTTCCCCACTTTTTGAGAAACATAACGAATATATATTATTTCTTTTTTCCTACTTAAAGAAAAAGAAATGAATGGTTGTGGTTGATTGACCCGCCCGGGTCTTTTGAATATATATATTATTTTTCCTACTTAAAGAAAACAGAAATGAAAAAATATCTTAAAATTATCTTACTATCTTACTTATCTTACTTTTTTAAAAGTTTTATGTAGAATTGATTGATTTGATTGAATATATGAAATAGTTGTAAAAAAGTAAGATAGTTTAAGATAGTTGGGAAATTTAAGATAGTTGAGAAACACAACGAATATATATAAATCCCTTTTCCTACTTAAAGAAATCCGCCAACTTTGATATTTTCAATATTATCCATTTATATATCACAATGAGAAAATAAATAAAATATATTATATATATATAATAAAATGGCTAACGCAGATTTGAAAAAGATGTTGAAAGAACGAAGACCAAAAGCAAGTGATGCTACTATAAAAACTTATGCTTCATTACTACAAAGTTTATTTAATAAGGATCATAAAGAAGAAACCCCATTTAATATTGAATGGTTTAGGAATACCGAACACGTGCTTCCATTATTATCTGAAAAAACCCCACAAACACGCAAGACCAATTTAGCAGCTATAATAGTATTATTGGAAGGAAAAGATTGCGAACAATATGCAAAAATGATGACTGAAGATGCCGAATTCACAAAAGAAAATTATTCCAAGCAAGAAAAGACGGAAAAACAAACCGAGAATTGGTTGGATTATGATGAGATAGTAGCGATATGGAATGAAAAATATAAGAAAATCAGAACTCTTTTGTATAGTCCTGAAAAAATGGAATTTAATGATATAAGATCTTTAGTATATTTTATGATTACAACAATTACATCAGGTATTTTTTTCCCACCACGTAGAAGTGAATGGATAAGCTTAAAAGTAAAAGGTTATGATTCTGAAAAGGATAATTATTTAGATATGAAAAATAGTTGTTTTGTATTTCATAATTACAAAACCAGTAAAACAATGGGAGAAGAGAAAGTCCAGTTTCCAAAGGAATTCAAGTTGATACTCGCCAAGTATTTGAAATTAACAAATAATGATTATTTGATATTCAATAGTCAGGGTAACCCATATAGTAATGTAGCTTTAGCTCAACAACTTAATACTATTTTTGGAAAGAAAATTAGTACAAGTATGTTAAGACATATCTATTTGAGCCATAGATTTAAGAATGTCCCTAGTTTAAAAGAACTACAAGGCACAGCAGATAGTTTAGGACATTCGGTGGAAACTATGTTAAGCTATATTGTTAAATAATAACTTAATTTCAAATATTAATATCTTTAGTCAATATATAATGGAATTACATATTGAATACTTATGTAAAGTGGCTGATAAGCCGATGCCCGATAAACCATTGAAGTCGCCCCCCAAAAGATTTTATGAGACAGCAGTAAGGTATTTTAAAGATATTGAATCAGGAAGAATAGAGAGACCAGAAGAATTCCAAGATGACGATAAACTCCAAGAATGTATGAAGAATAGTATGATTAAATGGTTAATGTATGAAAAGATGCTGACTGATTTTATCTTACAAGGATTTAAACCAGAGATTGATGAATCAGAGAACTTTTATGTAAAGAATTGGACGGACCCAACAAATCCTTATAAATAAACGACATGTTTTGTCTTATAGATACATAGTAAAGATCCTTATAAATAAACGACATGTTTTGTCTTATAGATACATAGTAAAGATGGAATAGTTAATTAAGGACGAGATTAATATGATAGTTAATTAGAGAATACCTGTAGTTAACAAGGAAATTCATATATAAATGAATTTAATAACTAGATAATTCATATAGAAATGAATTTAAAATTTTAAATTACTCTTTAAGTGAATAAAATAACAAGTTAATTCACTTATATATGAATTTCTTTGTTAATTACCCGTATTTATAGTTAACTAACTTATTAATCGGTAGTTAATTCGGGTATTAATATGAATATGAATTAACCATCAATTTAATTCATATCGGGATTAATGTATAGTTAAACACTTTAGGCATAATCATTTTTATATTTTGTTTGTATATTATATAATATGTCTTTCTCTCTTCCGTGGAGTGTAAATAAATTTGTTAGCACATATATCAATGACTCTAATGCTATAACAGGTTCTTATAATAGTGTATCTTTTCGTGTATTAGGAGATACTGAATTAAACCATTCAACAATAACGAGTTTAGGTGTGAATAAACCAGTCAATGTTGCTTATGCTATAGATGCGAGTGGAAATGTAAATATATCGGGTAGTGTATCTGCATCAACATTATCTGTCGCATCATCATCTATCACAAACTTGGGACTTAATAAACCATCTAATACAACTTATGTTCTTGACGCAAGTGGTAATACCAATGTATCTGGTTCAGGTCAATTTCTACGTCTGGGTGTGAATACAACACCCAACTCATTTTACGCAATCAATGCGAATGGAACCGTCAATGTATCAGGTCTTGTATCGGCATCTACCTTGTCTGTTGCATCAGGAGCTTTTACTTCATCTACGATCGCAACAACATTCACGAAACTTCCAACAAGCACAGCAACCCCGTCCGCCAGTTCAGATTTAACCACTAAAACTTATGTAGATTCAGCAGTGGCGGGTGGTGGTTCCGGACTTTTGAGTTCCAATAATACTTGGACTGGAATCAATACATTTACTAATTTAATTCCATATTTCTCATCAAGTAATCAAACTTTTTTGCGACTGGGAACTAATACAGCACAATATCAAACTAATTCTTCTACAAACAACGTAGCATTTGGAGACAATTGTTTTAAAGGTCTTTCAGCAGGCAGTGGTGTGAATGCTTGCACGAACGGCGTGTATATTGGAGCATCAGCTGGTTCTTCTATGAGTAGTTATATCAATCCATCAGATGATAATGTTTATATCGGATATAATGCAGGAGCAGGGAATTATTATGGAGCATCAAGGTCAGTATTGATTGGTTCGCAAGTATTACACACTGCAATTGGTAATAGCGACAACGTAATAATCGGATATAATGCGTGTGGTTTGGGAACATTTGGGATGTCTAATTGCGTTATTATCGGGTCAAATAGTTGTGTAAATTATTCCAATATCGGGTCTCAAATCAATTCGGTAATTGTGGGTAGTTCCAATTTACCAAATTTGGCGGGTAATAATATTATTTGTTTTGGATACAATAATGGGACTAACGCAACTGATAATAACTCGGGTATGTGGATTGGGACAAATTCGGGAGCAAATAATACATCAAACGGCAATTATTTTATAAGCCATTATTCAGGTAATTCTCTAACAAATGGGTTCAACAATATTATTATTGGAAACTACTGCGATTTCCCAAGTGGTTCAACGTATAACGCCCAATGTCTCGGTCACGGAATTACATTTAAAAATAATAATGAATGTGTGGTAGGTGGTACATCTCCCGATAATCTTGGTGGATTTTATACTTCCAGATTACGTCTTAATACTAAAATGATGCCCTATTCAACTCAAATTACACCATCAAGTGGAACTGTATTTAATTTATCATTTGATACCCCCGAATTCGTTTTATTGACTTCAAATATAACAACTATTGTATTACCCAATCCATTCAATCAATACCCAGGTGGAACAGTCGCAACGAATTTCTGTATTGGTGCTGGTTTCACGTTTATTAAAAATTATTCGTCAGCTGTAGCTGTTACTATTTACACTTATAATGGATATAATAGTTTAACCCCAGTCCAAAACATTATCATTAATGGTTCTACAAGCACTAACATTTTATTTAGTTCCACCGAATATAATATTTCAGTTGTATGCGTTGATAATCAAATCCAACCCACTTATGGAACTACTATATGGGCGGTTGAAAACTCACAGCAATTACCAAATTACGCAAAACTAAATGCGGCAAATACTTTCACTGTCGCACCCACAATGTCGGGAGCAAACATCACTGCAGCTACTATTCCTGATTCGGCATTGTCTTCCAATATCGCAAGATTAAATGCGGCAAATACTTTCACGATCGCACCCACAATGTCGGGAGCAAATATCACTGCGGCAACTATTCCCGATTCAGCATTGTCTTCCAATATCGCAAGATTAAATGCGGCAAATACTTTCACGATCGCACCCACAATGTCGGGAGCAAATATCACTGCAGCTACTATTCCCGATTCGGCATTGGCCGCTACTAATCTCGCAAAAACCAATACAAGTAATACTTTTAAAACCGGATACAATACATTCAGCGACGGGGCAACGTCATCGCTTCGTCCAGCATATCAAAACCCGTTATATTTTTTTTATAATAAACCACAACCTACTGGAACGAATTACAGATATTATTTCAGAAACGGTGTAAATGTGGGTAGTGATACAATCACGTTTGATGTGGATACAACTGTGAAATATTATATGGTTGGTGCGGGTGGCGGTGGAGCGGGTAATATATCCACTAACGTGTTAGGTGGTGGTGGCGGTGGAGCGGGACAATTCCTCACTGGAACATTTACCGCATTAGCGGGAGTTACATATACATTGACTACTGGAGCATATACTTCAACTGGTAGTAATGGTGGGACTATAACAACTCTGGCGGGTGGTAATGGTTCAAATTGCACGATTTCGGGGGCAGGATTAACCACTATAACGGCACTGGGCGGTTCAGGTGGCGCCTCCCATACATCAACCGCACCCGCAGGAAAAGGTGGTAATGGTGGTGCAGGTGGAGTAGGCGGTAATGGAGCTACTACTACAGGAACTATTGGAAGCGTTGGAGGGTCTGTAGGTGGTGGTGCTGGTGGGTCTTATAATTTCGCAACATCAGCATTGGGGAATTCATCTACAGCAACTATGGACGATGGATTAGTTCTTACGTTCAAAGGTGGAAACGGCGGGGCGAATAACGCAACCAGCGGGGTTGATGCGACTACATTCGGTAATGGTGGAGGCGGTGGTGGTGGAACATCAACTCAAAAAGGTGGTAATGGATTATACGGATTTGTAGTATTACAAGTTGCGCCTTATACGTATGAAACCTATTTATGGAATCCTGCATATGGTATTACCTCGTCATTAGTAGAAAATAGTCGTTTGATTGCGACTACTGAATATGTGAAAAATCAATATTCTTACAATAATAATTTCACCAATATCGTCAATATAAATTCCACGTCATCTTTAACGACTACATCTACAGGTGTAAATGGTGTCTTACAAATAACACCTTATCCAGTAGCATCAACTTCAACAGGTCAAGACCCAGTTGGTATAAGGTCTGTAGTTGATACTAATAATATTATCAATTTCGCAAATGCGAGTGGAGTAGCAAGAGGAGCAATTGCTGGAACATCTGCTACTGCTGTAGCATATAATACTACTAGTGATGAACGATTAAAAGAAAATATTGTTACAATGCCTTCACAATTGGAAAATATTAAAACTTTATCATCAAGAAACTTTAGTTGGAAATCCACTGGTATTTCTGATTCTGGTTTTATAGCTCAAGAAATCTTTAAAGTATATCCTGATTTAAACCCTTTAAAAAATAGCGAGAAATATGATGATATATTATATCCAGTAAAACAAGATGGTAGTAATTTTATCCATATGGTTGATTATGGAAGAATGACCCCTTACTTATGGTCTGCCGTTCAAGAACTTACATTATTAGTAGAAAAACAACAACAACAAATTAATGAATTAATGTCTATTATAAAATCTACTTGATTATAATTTCTCTCTATATACAAATGGATATTCCAAAACAACCCATATCACCTTCAATTGTTATTCCACAACCAGACGTTATATATGACGGTATTTCAATTGAATTACAATCTTGCATTTTAGGCGAACTCGCTATATTTAGAGTCAATCTTTTTAATGGAACTAAATTATCTGGTGGTCGTCTTCTTACCATGAAAGGAGATGATTATAACGCTTGGGGTTCTGATGATTCGTATGTTTATTCTTGGGCGATTACTCAATTAACCCCATCTAATCAATAAGTATTTAAAAATAATAATTATTGATTTACCATTGTGTTGAAAAATACAGGTCAAACGCAACTCCTTGAATGAATACTGTATCACTCAATCCTCCCACATTTACAAATCCGATTCCACCACCTGACCCAATACTTGTTGTAGGTGCGGTCATTGATGCTGTTATTGTGCTACTAACTGTTGTTGCTTCTGAACTTGCTAAACTCACTGTAGAACCTCCTACCGCACACGGTTCAAATCCCACAATATCCAAACTAGTCCCAGCTATAGCTAATGCTGCGATACCACCCTCAACCGATACTTCGCCAATAATATTCACCGCTCCGGTTAAATTTGTCGCACCCGCTACATTTACATCTCCCGTAAAACTGGTTACTAATGGAATCGCTTCTATATTTTGAGTTTTAGCGACTAATCCAGATAATAATGCCTCCGCATCTGCAGCTGATGTTGCCGCATCACTCGCACTGGTTGCGGCTGCGGTTGCCGATGTTGCCGCTTCGGTCGCACTTGTTGCTGCTGCTGTCGCACTTGTTCCTGCTGATGTAGCCGATACACCCGCTGCTGTCGCACTCGCTGCCGCTGTTGCCGCTGCCGCTTCTGACGCTGTTGCCGATACACCCGCTGCAGTCGCACTTAAAGCTGCCGCTGCCGCACTCGCCGCCGCCGCCAATGCCGAACCCGCTGCCGCTATGGTTGATTGTGCTTGGTCTCCTTGGTCTCCTTTATCACCTTGTGGTCCTTGTGGTCCTTGTGGTCCGATTGGTCCGATTGGTCCAGTTGGTCCAGCAATTCCTTGTGGTCCGATTGGTCCTGCGGGTCCTGCGGGTCCTTGAGTTGTATTTACAATTTGAGCGAACGTGATTGAAACACTGGGAGTTAATGGTGCGACAAAAGGCGTGGTTTGTGCGGGGAATGCAGGAAGATATAAACTGGAAGAAGATGACGACCACATTAGTGAAATGTAATCTCCCGCCCCTAATGATGTAATATAATTCCAACTTGGAACTGAAGAACTATTATTTCCAGTTCCAGATACAACACCAGTTGATTCAACAATATCAGTACCATTTCGTCTTAACCATATTGTAATTGTATCACGAGAACTGTTTGTCTGGGTTATTTGAACCGAAAAATCAATATTATAAACCCCTTGAGTTGATACTTGGATTGCTTGGAAATTACCCGCTCCGTCATTGTTTATCATTGAAATACCGTTATTGGACGGATCCGCTGAATTCACTGTAGCATATATTATTGTATCTGCGGTTGAATTGGTTTGTGTAATAGTGCTATCAAATGAACCCCACTTTGCTTGATTACCTGTAAGTGTCCCGTTAATCGCATTTATCTGGGTTTGAATATTACTGGTCGCACCGTCTAAAGTCCATAATTCAGAATACGTTAGGGTTTGATATATTGAACCTACATTGAATTGAATACTGGTTGGATTAATTTGAAACAACGATTCCGAATGTGTCGCATCTGTACCAATTTGAAAAATAATAGAACTGAATTGGGGGCTATTTATTGTTAGATTATCTGAAACTGGGTCTACATATAAATTGAATGCTAAATTACCAGTTAGGGCATAATTGGGTTGCTGGAAATATATTCGGTCTGTAATTGTAAGGTCTTGGACCGTAGCAGTTGTAAATGTTGCTGATTCTGTATTTGTAAGAGTTGGTGGATTTTTACTCGCATTAAAGCCAAATAGCGACATAGTATTATATTATTGATAGATTTTTATTTTCCTAATGCTTTCTTTCTTTTATTTAAAAGAATATCCACTTCTTTTCTAATCTTATGTTTGCTTTCATTTAAATCTACACGTTTCAAATACATTCTCTCCGCTTCAGGTAAGGTTAATTCATACGCTTCAGCATATCTGCTTATAACTGCCTTACTTGGTTTACGTGGCTTTTTAGGAGCTGACCCTACTTTCTTGGGAGTAGGTTGGGCTACATCTGTAATACGTCCCGTTTCCAATTCATAATTACTTGGAGCAGATGGTCTTTCTAATCCCTTATATAATGGTTCTGATTGAACTTGAGGAGTTGAAGAACTTTTACGGTTTAACCCTTCTACAAAATCATCATAATGTTCTACTTTATCAATCGGCACAATAAAATCATCAGAACGAACTGGAATACCAAGGGGTAATAAATCTGGTTGAGGTTTAGGGTCCTCCATAACTCGCATTTTTGGAGGTTGTTTTAATTGTTGAGATAATGTTTCTCTCTGATTAATTGGTATAGGAGCAATTAAAGATATAGGGTTTAGAGTTTCTGCTGGTCTTGGAGGAGGTGTTAAATCGGGACTGCGGTATGCATCATAATTGAAACTACTATGTTGCGGGAAATTGTATTGAATACGTGGAACAATACGACTAATTGATTCGGCATATTCTTCAGCTTCTCGTGATGGTTCTTTTGTTTTTTTAACACGTCTTTTACGCTTTGGTTTTGATTTAAATTCTCCTACATTTACAACAACACGTTGTTCTTGTTTTTGATGTTGGTGATGTTTTCTTGATGTGGCTTTTTTCCTCATTCTTTATATAATACTATTATATAAAAAATCATATTCAATTATCTTCAAAAACTATTTCGTCCCAATTTTTATTGAATATTCGTTTATATTTCAAATTCAATAATACCCAATCGTGAATGGTCGGACAATGTTTCATCAGTTCGTCAAATTCCTTTTCTTTAATTTGGAATTGCTCTTCAAACAATTTCTTGTTCTGTGATTTACTTGTATTCCATAAAACAATATTAGTCGCAAGTTCCCGCAATTTCTTCGGCATTTGAAAATAATTCTGGGTAAGTATCCATATCTGACCCAATTTCAAGTGTCTCATTTTTGTAATAAACCGCTGTAATATCAATTCACTTTTTTTGTCTGACTTCATCTGTGACCCAAAATCATCAATAATCAGCATTGAATATAAATCTTGTTCTGCATTGGTTTTACATTTTTCATAAATTTCATTTAAAGTTGATTCATTGTATTCGTGGTATAAATGGTCTTCATCTAAATGTTTGCTAAAGATATTGTCTTTATCAGAAATAGAATGGAGAGAAATTTCTGGTATAATCACAAAAATATCGTGATGTGTTTTGCGTAATGCTCCTTTCAACATAGATATCATAAAACTGGTTTTCCCTGAACCCATACCTCCTGAAAAAATTGTGAAATTAGGGCGTGAAAAACAAACCTTTACTGCTTCACCGTGTGTCTCTAATTTGGGGTCTATTGCTCCATCGCAATTCATTGTAATTTTGGCTAATTTCGGTTTATCGTGTTCTACTATCCGCATAATGTAATTATATTATATCCATATAATATATTATATAATGGATACTATTAAACCCAAAAATAAAATATCTTTATATAAAGCATTGAGAGTTGGATACTCTCGTGATTTACCACAGCAAAAAAGAGCTCTAAAAAAATACGGTTATGTTGTTGATACAGCATTAAGCCAAGAGAGAGAAAGAATCGTAGCTTTTAATCCTACTTCTCATAAACTCCTTTTCATAGAACAAGGGACTGACCCACGCTCTTTAAAAGATTTAGCGACTGACGCAGTATTAGCAACTGGTAAATTAAAAGAAACTTCAAGATACAAAGAAGACCATAATGCTCTATTAAAAGCCCGAAAAAAATATGATGTTCCAGCAGATAAAGTAAATGTAGTAGGGCACTCATTAGGTGGTGCAATTACAAATTATATAACTCCATCAGGGGGACACGGATACACTTATAATACAGCATTTATTCCAAATCAAAAAGCTCGCCCTAATATTCATAATTTCAGAACAGAGGGTGATATTATTAGCGCATTTGCTCCAAAACAAACTACAACTGTATTACCAAATCCAAACCCAGATACTATAAATCCCAAATCATATTTGTTGAAAGCACATCAATTAGAAAACATTAAACACGAAAATATATATTTTTAAAACTACTTAAAGAAAGCGTGTGGGTCAATATGTGGGCGATGGTGAATATAAAGGGCAACTTCTTGTTTCTCCGCCATAATTTTGCTTAATGGTTTGTGTGAGAGTTTGTGGTGCGTTTTGGGGTTTTCAACGAAATATCCCTTTTTGGAATGAACGATATGATACGGCATTATAATATTACATAAGATATAATATTATACGAGGACTCTTATTTTTTATAAGATGCCTTACATTTGGGGTCTTTCATCGCCTCTGTAAGACATATTGTGTTTTTTAGCGTATGCTTTTAAATGAGCTATCCAAGGGTTCATACTATACTATCCCTAAAGATTTTAATTTTTATTTTTGATATTATTACATCTACTTTAGTTTATCACATACGATAATTAATAACTCCCGACTCCATATCAATTTCAAAGATGATATCAAAGCGGCCAGTGTAGAAAACAGATTGAGTATTGGTAGGGGCAACCAACAAATTCATTTCAAGGAAGTGATTTGCGGTCACAGTCAAATCGTAGCCATCAAGGATTTGTGAGTTATGCACCTTGCGTAAATCCTCACCAAATAAGAAAGTAGCAAGATTGTTAATAACCGTTCCTGAACCAGCATTTACAACGTTTTGGTCGTAGCCAGCGGCAGCGGTCACAGTTCCACCAGTTGTGATATAACAAGCAAATTGAGAAGGAATAAATGATGAACGAGTTTCCCATTCCTTGAATTTCTCACTACTCATCAATGTTCGGTTAAGAACAGAAGAAGGCAAGATTTGAGTATTATGGGGAAACTGGGGGTATCTGTCCTTACCTTGAAGAAGGTAGTTCAATTGTGAAGCCATAGGCATCTTACTATCAAACACACCATTGATTTGATTTGCAGCAGAAACAGCACCAGTATCCGTAAAACGAGTGAATAACTGACGACAACTCTTTCCTCTTAAACCAATCAATGAAGTCAAATAACCACTTGAACCTGCGGCGATAGTAGAGTTGGCTGTGCGCCAAGTAACACCGTGTAAATAGTGAATTTTGGGAGAACCAAGCATACGTGCACTTTCTTGGTCTAGAGTCAAATACCACAAGTTCAAACTGATGTTATCAATGGTGCAAGTCAATTGCGAAGTCGTGGTAGCAGCAGCAGAACCAGAATAATATGAAATTGGGATTTGACTATTTGTATATATCTGAACGTCAAGCTTATTCACAGAACCAGCGGGGAAAAATCCCTTGGCGTATTTGCCTAAAAGAGCAGATGGAAGTGGGAACTCATACGAATAATAACAACTGCCTAAAGTATTGGGTTTAGTTCCCGTGAGAGTATCAATGGAATGACCCTGGGTATAGTTTTGGTTGGCGGTGGCACCATTCTCCGCAAGGAAACCAAACTGCATCGCAAAATTATCACGGTCAGTGGTGTTGTAATTTAGCAAATGGTCTATATGTTCGGAAATGTGAAGATTCACCGAATCATCTAAAGTTTGACCGTTGGGGCCAATATGGACGATACGAGAAAACCACGATGAGGCAGCATCTTGTAAAAAACCTTGAGCGGCGGCAACGGCAACACCGGCGGTGGAAATCTGGTAATTCACACGGAATGAAATACTTGATTTCTCACTATCAACCCAGACGTGTTTTCCTTGCCCGCAGGGAATTGAAAATTGAACCAACTGACTGGGGAAAACCATATTGTTTTGGTATGTAGTAGCAGTTGCTACAAGGGCTTGAGCGGAACCGACAATAGTATTGACGTTATTGGGTTGAATGCGGACCAACTGGGACACGCACCCAGCAGACATCGCAACCTCGGGAGTAGGCAATAAACCTTTTGGAAGACCAAGAGAGATAGACATTGTATACACTAAACATATAAAATAATTTTAAATTATATGTTTATAAAAACGAAGATATTGGTTTTTCAATTACTTCTCCAGAATTTTCCATAATATCTCTTAATTCTCCCGCTCCCTCCAATAAATCAATAAATGTCGCTACTCTTCTCCTCAATCTCCTATATATTCTTAAACGAAGTTGAAAATAAGAACTGATTCCATTGAAATCTACTAAATTACCATTATCATCTAAAATAGAAAGAAGCAAAGTTGTCTGTCCCGATTTTTGAATAGTAAACTCGTCGGCAAAGTTCTGGTAAACTATTTGTGTGTTCTGTTTGGTTACATTTGGAATTGATGCTAGAACATTGGAATATTGTGGCGACCCATTTGTTCCTAAAACTTGTCCGTTGTAAAAAGTATTATTCTCAATACATATTCTAAATAATGGATTCGGCAAGAAATTGCAGCACCTAGGCATAACCGTAATGTATGGTGCTGATGAATAATTACTCACTTGATTTCCGCTAAATCCAAGGATATAATCCATTGTTGTTGTTCCTAATATTGTAAAAGGATAAGTTGGGTGAGAAATTGTAAATTTTACTGCGACTTGGTCTAAACTAATTACAAAACCATTTACGCCACATAATGTGGTAAACATTTGCATAAATGTATCAGATGCATAATTCCCATATTCAAAAGTATAAGTTATTGGAGAGCTATTCAGTATCACATTTAATACGTTGTTTGTAGCATTGATTTGATAATTGGAATTACAAAGGATAGCATAAGGCATTGCTAAAGTTATGCTTTGGATTGTATCATCTCCATCAAAATCTAAATAGCTTTTCAAATCAAACATCACACGACTCTTCATATTTCCATTTAAATTAATTGACTGTGATGTCTTGGTTGATAAGTATAACATTTTGGTTTCTACTTGATTTACGCTCTCATATTTATCGGGGACTGCTTTGCTTATCCCGCCCGAATCCTGATTCTGAAACGACATCATCTTGTTTATCTGATATATCAACAGATTTAAATTCACATTCTTTTATATAATCAAATGCGTATGTGGGGTTTAATTCAGGCAATTGTTCCCGAAGTAATGCTAAATCTTCCTCTTTCTGTCTGCAATATTCTGCTATGGTATCATCAGTTAATTTCCCCAAACGGGCAAGTAAAACCGCATTTTTCATTTCCTTTGCGGATTCACGATTTCCAAATAATTTATCCACTTCTTCACGTATCTGCTTCTCCTTTAGTCCCATCATCTTTTATACATTATAAATAGAAAAGATTTCCCCTAAATAATCTGTTAACTATATATATATGGATTCTTTAGCAAAAGTTGAAACAGACCCGATTGAAGAAGAAACTTCTATTTTAAAACCAAAACGAAAAATCACAGATGAAGACCGTGAGAAGAGACGAATTATGATGACTGAAGTTAATGAAAAACGAATTGCTAATATTAGAAAGAAAAAAGCTGATGTTCTTGCTTCTATTCCTGAACCTGTACCTGAACCTGTGAAAGTTCCTGATGAATTGATTTATGAAGTCAAAGTCAAAAAGCCACTCAAAAAAATTGTAAAAGTCAAAATACCAGAACCTGAACCAGAAACTGAACCAGTTAAGAAACCCAAGAAAACACCCGCCAAGAAAATCGTATATGAATCTGAATCAGAAGAAGAGGAAGTAGTGGTTGTAAAACGTCCCAAATCAAAACCAAAAAAGAAAATTGTTTATGAAACTGAATCAGAATCAGATGAAGAACCCGTTATGAAACAAAAAAAACCAAAGAAACCCACCCCACCACAAGCCGCCGCACCTCCTCTTATTGAACCACCTAAAAAATGTAAATTCTTTTAGATTTAGAAATTATATTGTATGAGTATATTATATAATGTCTTCTCAAGCGTATTCTCTATACTTGAATTCTTTTGCTGGTTCACCATTTTATCAATCAAACGCAGGGGTTTCTAATGCTCCCAATCAAGTTAATTTCACTGTAAATTGGGACGCTGTATTCAATCTCAATAATCACAGATTTAAAAGATGTCGTATTAGACACGATTTCTATAGTGATAATTCAACTGCCGCCGTTCAATTCACACCTACTAATCAAAATGGGGTCTTGGTTTTAAATGGTATCAATTCTCGTTCTACCTCAATGACGGGAGGTGTTGTTTTAGGATTAATCACATTAGATACACAAGCTGTATCAACACCAGTTATTACTGGGACTGGGTCGGTCGCAACTGGTTCAGGTAATGGTGTATTCACACTCTTGTCTATCAGTTCGGGTGTTATTGCCCCTGGAATGACTATTACTCTTGGCGTTGTTTCAATGCAAGTCCTTTCTGTGATTTCTGGAACTGGCGGTGTTGGTTCTACATACGCAGTATCATATAACGTATTAATTGCCGCATCTAATTTCAGTATTCCCACCACTACTGTTACATATTCATCATTAAAATCTGGATATCTTTCTTCTATTGTCGGTCAAGATATTGAAGTTCCAAAAGGTATTCGTGATTTAGTAGTTCAATTATGGAATAATAATTACGGTGCATCAGGCGGGTTTAGTTTGTTAAGTAATGCGACCGCTTGGGGGTTAATGCTGTCGTTTGAATTTTATGATCCTGAAGAAGGCGACAAATATACACTTTAAATATATATGAAAACAACTTAAAGAACAATTGGATTAAATAAATTGGATTATTATAATATATTGTGATATTGTAATAATGTATGCGGTTGAACGGGCTTATCTCAAAGAGGGTATTAAACAATGTTGGTGTTGTAAAAAGTATATTGAAGAAATCACTTATAAAGTTGCTATGCTACGAAAAAAAAACTATTATTTTCATTCTCGTTGTTATAATCTTGCTCCACTCATATACAATATCACATCTTTAAAAGAATTGATTGAAACCTTTGCATAAATATCTCTCTATATAGTAATGGAATTAACCGAAAGTTTCTACGTATTTTTTGTTTCCTCTATAATTGCCTGTGGTCTTGGTGCTCTTCGTATGATATACAAGAGCAAATGTAAAAACTTTTCTTGTTGTGGTCTGAAAATTGAACGAGATGTTGAGGGAGAAGAACGTTTAGACGGACTTGTTCGGCAAGAATCTCAAAATGATGTATAAATACAATTATATTATGTTTAGTAATAATATAATGGACGAACAAAATAAAAAAGAAATATATTTAATGAAGAAGAGAGAAGCTAGAAAGAAATATTGGGAAGAAAAGAAGCAACTTGTAAATGATAAGAATAAAGAATATTATGAAAAAAATAAAGAAATCATTAATGAAAAACGCCGTAATATTTATAAACTTAAGCAAAAAGAAAAAACAGAATTAATTGAAATTGATTTAGAATTGATTTAGAGATAATTTAGGTTTAGAGATAAAATAAAATATTTCATTATATAAATGAACTGTTCTATTTGCTTGGACCCTCCAGATAAAAATATTCCATTACTTATTTGCGAACATTATGTTTGCTGTGAATGCTATTGTCGTCTTAAAAATATGGGTTTTACTAATTGTTTGGATTGTAATAGAGTTTTACGACGTGGTAGAAAAAAGAATAAATTAATTAAAAAGGTTTAGAGATATTTTCTTTATATATATAAATGCCGAAAACACCAGCACAAAAAAGAGCTCAAGAAAATTGGGTTGAAAAAAATAAAGAATACTACAGTGAAAGACAACGTATATTCGCATTAAATTACTATCACGATAATAGAGAAGTTTGTTTAGCAAAAAAGAAGATTTACTATCAAAATAAAAAGAATAAAAAAAATGAACCTGAAAATGTAGTAGATGTAGATATAAATATTTGATTAATTTTAATTTTTTTATTATAAAAAAAATTGAAATACTTTAGGAATATACTTTATAGATATAATAATATAGAGACAAATTATTATCTTTATAGATATATATAGAATGGAAATCATTGAACGTATACCACTTATCCGCCTTCAATATTTGGCTACTATGCCTTTCTCTGACTTTAAATCATTAGGACTTTGTAAATCATCTTCCAAAAATGATGATGATAGGAAACAAAATTATAATTATATGATTTCATATTGTAAGGGTCTTATTAAAGCAAAAGGAGAAATGAAACGAGTTTATACTTATACAGAAGTAACACCAAATGAAGTTGGAGGTCGCCTTTATTCTGGGTTATCAATACAGGGTATATCATCTAAAATTAGAGGATTCCTATTTAATGGTGAAGCTACTGATGTTGATATGAAAAACGCTCACCCTGTTATTTTAAGACATATTTGTAAAAAACATAATTTTTCTTGTCCTAATCTTGATTATTATATAAATAATCGTGATGAAATATTGGCGAAATTTGATGACGATGGTAAAATTGAATTTTTAAAAGCTCTTAATAGCGATAAAACTAATAAAAAAATAAAAGATAAGTTTTATAAAGATTTTGATAAGGAATGTAAAGATATACAACAATATATAACAAAATTAAACGATTATAAACACATTGTAGAAACTGTACCTACTAATAGAACTTATAATTGGATTGGTAGTGCCACAAATAGAATACTTTGTGTTTATGAGAATAAAATTTTACAGGAAGTTATTAATTTTATGATAAGATATAAAAAACCTGATAGTCATTGCTGCAATAATCAATGTATAGATTATGATGATTGGAATATATATAATAATAGTTGGTGTAAAAATTGTAATAAATCTTGGGGAGATGCTTTTTGGATTGATGCAAAACAAATTGAAATAGCTGCTCTTATGTTTGATGGATTGATGATTTATGGTGATTATTATAATAATAATGAATTACTTGAAAATTTACAAAAACATATTTCAGATAAATTTGAAAATCTTAATATGAAATTCTCTTATAAAGAACATAAAACAGGGATTATAAATATGCCCGATAATTTTGAAGTTGGAGATAAAAAAGAAATACCTATACTTGAGAATTCATTTGAAAATATATCTAAAAAATTTGAAGAACAACATTGTAAAATTACTAATAAAGGTGTATTTATTAAACAATTAGATAATGATAATATCGTTATGTCCCGACCTCATATTAAAACTGCTTACGAACATTTGATGTATGAAAAATTAGACAAAGAAGGTAATATTAAACATCACAATTTTATAAATGACTGGCTTACTAATAACCCTAACCTACGATGTTATGATGAAATTGATGTATTCCCTAAAGATAATATGTGTCCTCCAAATGTGTTTAATATGTGGCGTAAATTTGAAATGGAAATGCTTTCAAAATATACAGAAAATACAGAAGCACTTGAATTTATTTTAAATCATATTAAAATCCTTTCTAATAATGAAGAAAATGTTTATGATTATTTTATAAAATGGATAGCTCAAATGATTCAATATCCAGAAGTTAAATCTACTTGTCCTACTTTAATTTCAAAAGAAGGTGCTGGAAAGGGCACTATTATCAGATTGTTTGAAAAGATGTTTGGTGATAGTAAAGTATACGAAACTACTAATCCATCTCGTGATGTTTGGGGTGATTTTAATGGGAGAATGGCTAATACATTCCTTATCAATTTAAATGAACTTTCCAAGAAAGAAACAATTGAAAGTGAAGGTAAAATCAAGGGTCTTATTACTGACCCTAAAATAACTATTAATAATAAGGGCGTCAATAAATATGATATTAGGTCT